TGTTCGCCTCCAGTAAATGAAATCCAAAACCTGCGATAATATTCACTGTTAATGTGTGTTGCTTGGAATGATTCACCTTGTTTGTTTGTTACTGTATGAAACTCCATTATCGTTTCTCTCCCTCTTAATACTTCACGGGTACGGGCTATCTATAATATTTTGCAATTCTCTCTATGACTCTCTTTTCAGTAAGTCCAAACTCGCTAATCCGTATAACTGGGTTAGCCTTATCCCATTCTGGCAAAGTGGTATTTGCTTTTTTAATTGCCTGTTTACACAGTTCATAACTAAAAGAGCTATTATCCGTATCTAACCATTCATGCCCATCTATTGATTTTCTAACCGCTACAAATAGTGTTTGCATTATTCTAACTCCCTCTTTTTATTTAATAGGGCAGTTTTAAGTCGTGCCCGGGACTGATGTACTATATATATTTTATTGTAAAATATTCTTTTAGCTCTGTGATTGCCGCATCGCAATCACCAATAATCATATCTATGGCGTGCCACTGGCCTTTTCTTTTCCCATCATAAATAATGGCACTTAAAAATCCTTTCTTTACATAAAGCGTTTTGACTTTGACTTTTCTGATTGGGCTGCTTATCATTGCCATTCCCCTTTTCTTTTATTCTGGGCAGTTTAATGTCGTGCCCGGGACGCTTGATTAAAGTGGGTGATTATCAATGATTTTTGAATTCCTGATTGCATCAAAATCGCTGAACCATTGAGCATATCCGCCATCATTCGGGATAAACCAGATACCATCATCATACGCTTCTTCTTTATCATCGAGAATGAATAATTCTCCATCATAAAGCCCTTCTTCTCTCGCCGTGTCGCCTCTTACGATGTAATAGCTTTTCATTTTTAGATTCTCCTTTTCTTTTTATTCCAGGGACTTACTCCCCGCTTGCTACTCTCATCATATCGCTCCCCATCTACTCTAAAATCGTACCGTGGTACTATTTTTATATTGTACTTTATGCTTAGTGCCGGAGGCTTATATGAATGATAAGAATCGTTTAACTCCAAAGCAAGAAAAATTCGTTCAGAACTTATTTAATGGTATGAGCCAGCGAAAGGCTTATATCCAGGCTGGCTATTCTGATAATTCCTCTGATGCAGTGATTGATGTGCGGGCGTGTGAGTTGGCTAAATCAAGTAAGGTTTCAGGAAGGTTATCTGAATTGCAAAAAGCCGCTGAAGAAAAAGCGGTAATGACTCGAGCTGAGATTCTCGCCAGGCTATCTGATATAGCTCGAGAGGAAATTACTAATCGGCATGGGGTGCCAATCAGAGGGAGTAATCTACAAGCGATGGCTGAACTTAATAAAATGCAGGGACACTACGCTCCGGAGAAATTCGAGCATGATATAAATGTAAAGCTCATGGGGCTACTGGGGAAGCTCCGGGGGTATGGCGGCGATAAAGAAACTCCGGAAGTGGAAAGCCTGATAGAAGGTAATGAAGATATGTAATCAGATATCTTTCTCTTAAAGGATGCGTTTCTTTAAGGTGATGATAAGGCATTGCGTTACATAGCGTTACACTTTGTTACATGTAACGCCCTATGTAACGTAGCTTCATTTAGCTTCAAGATACTCTTATTTTTAATTATATAATCTATGTGTTACAGAATATATATATATATATATATTCTGTAACAAAATATAATATTATATATAAAGATATAAAGAGAATATATAAAGAGAAGATACTGATTAATTTTTAATCCCGTAGCTGAAGTGCAAAAATTACACTTCTCTATATTATAAATAAGGGCGCATTATGATACAGGTACCATTTATTCCCGGCATCCGTACATCCCTCGAGTCGTGGTAACGTTAAGAGCAGCAAGTTTTCGCTCTTGCTGCTATTAATTGATTAATTAATCAATTGATTAACGGATTAGTCTCAAAATTGTGTACATTATGAGCAAGAAATCATATATTCAAAAGCTAGCATGGGTAAGAAAGAAAGTACAAGACCCGTTCAACCCTACAAAGTGGATAGATATAGAATTATTTGTGCCGAAGCCCACGAATGAGAATCCGTTACCGTGTATTCTGGTATCAATCCGGAATGGGCACTCGAAGTTATTTTTTAGATTAGCAGATGTGGCCGGATACACTGGTGCTTTCTCATTAAGCAGGCGTATGAAGGATAAGCTCAAAGCAGGTTTGCAGGAAGCTAATATAGAAGCTGATGAGATAGAGCATGAAATGAAGATGCTTTTCAATATCAGGAAAGGTAAAGCTACTGTTATAGATAGCGATACAGGCGAGATACTAAGCGAAGTAGAACGGATATTCAGAAATGGCACTAAAGATGAAAACTCAATCAGATGAAGATTTCCAGCATGATGTAGGCGTTATACTTCAGGAATTAGGGCATACGCTATCACCGGAGCAGGAAGCACTTGTTTTCTGTAGAGCGAGGGAGATACTTGGTGCTGGTGGTGAGCGTGCTGGCAAATCCTGGGTAGCGGCTGAGTACTTCAATGTGCGGTTCTGGCATGGCAACCTGTACTGGATATCAGGCAAGGATTATGATAGATGCCATACTGAATTTGAATATGCCGCCCAAGCTATGCTGAAGCTAGGGGCAGTGATACCGGAGAACATTCACACGCCGGTTAATAATCAATGGTATATGAAATTGAATACCGGGGCATTGATTAAAACCTGGTCGTTAAAGGATTGGTTGAAAGTTGGTTCCGAAGCTCCGGACGGTATAGTGGTATGTGAGATAGCGCAGATATCGTTACCGGAGTATCAGCGGTTGACTGACAGGACAGCAGAGAAAAGAGGCTGGTTAGTTGGTACTGGTACGTTTGAATCGTCGCTTGGCTGGTATCCAGAGTTATGGAAGCAGTATCAGCTACCGGGGCAACAAGGGCAATCGTTTACCCTGCCATCATGGAGTAATCATTATGTATATCCCGGGGGATACAATGACCCTGAGATACAACGGTTAATAGCCAAGTACGGAGAAGATTCAGACTATTTCAAAGAGCGATTTGGTGGTGTACCGTGTCCGCCGAAGGGGCTGGTATTCAAGCAATTCAAGTATTTATCTCATGTACGAGAGATGAGCGTACAAGATGCCCCGGTGTATCTTGCGATAGACCCCGGGTATGCTGGTGCCTATGCTGTTGAAGTATGCCAGATAATCAATGACAGGGTGTGTGTGGTAGATGAGGTTTACGAGCAAGAGCGAACCACCGAAGAAGTAATAGATATATGTTTACAGAAACCGTGGTGGCGGCTTGTACAAGGTGGTGCTGTGGATATAGCGGCAAGACAGCATCAGGCTATGCCGGCGGTATCTGAAGTATGGGTAAAGAAAGCGAAGCTGAACCTTGCCAGTAATTACGTTGATGAAGCGCAGGGGCGTGACAGGTTAGCGTCGTTTTTGACAATCAATCCAGTAGACCACGAGCCGAGGTTATATGTAGCTCCGCACTGTTACGGTTTGTTATCTGAGTTTGGAGTGTGTCCCAATCCGTTTACAGGTGTTTCTGCGCCGTACAAATGGAAGTCGGACAGGACTGGCACGTTTGTTGTTGGCAGTGCGCCGGAAGACAAGAACAATCATGCGATTAAAGCGATTACGTATCTGATTATAGATAAATTCGGTTATGTAAATCGTAATAGTGATAATAAGCCACGTAGCAAGCGGTCTATTGCCGTATAGGAGAGAAGATGACTGATTATTTACAGCAGGTAAAGGATAAGGAAGAACAAGAGTCTGAGTTACGTAAGCGCATGGACAATGACCGTGACCTTGCGCGTCTCTCCGCATATAGTATGAAAGACATCAAGGGGCGCAATGTACCGGATGTTGTTAATGTAACGCTCAACAAGCCGTCGGTTTTTGCTTCGAATGTTGAGGCTGCGCTAAACAAAGCGATTGAGCAAGTCAGTGTAATAAGTGAAGACCCCAAGTGTAAGACTGAAGTTATAGCTGATTGTGTACGGGCGGGATTTGCGTCGGCCAATGCAAGGGCGAGGCGGCAAGGCAAGTGGCCTCTTAATCCATATTTTGACCAGCAGTTATGCAGACGTGGTGGTGCTGTTGCCCGTGTAGCGTTTCGTATGGCTGATGCGAAGGATGCGAAAGGCAAAGCGATAAGGGTACTCATACCGGATATTACCCCGTGGGACAGACGTTTTGCCGTGTATGAAACGGGGGATGATGGATTATCATGGGCGGCATACAGAACAAAGCGAACGAAGGGCGACATACTATCGCAATATCCTGATGCCAGTATTAGTAGCCAGTTTGCCGAGGTAGTAGATTACTGGAACAATGAAGTAAATGCAATATATATAAATAACAATCTTTATCTTGAGCAAGAAAACACATTAGGATTTGTGCCTGTATGTGTTCAGAACGTAACGCTTGGTTCTATGATGTCTGATGAAGATGACTTAAAGTATCAAGGTGAATCTATATTTTATATGATAAGAGATGCGATACCGGAATTAAACCGGTTAGTATCCATTATGCAGACGTTAAACATGATAGGCATTAAACCGCCGAAGGAATGGCAATCGCAGGGTGGACAGCAAGAGCCGCCGGATTATACAGATGTGATGGCGGCGGGGAGTATTACGGCGTCTGAAACTGGTGGTGGCATAAAAGATATAAATTTTGGAGACCTTAAAAATGCGGCGATGTATGCGTTACAGATAATAGACAAAGCTATTACAGAAGGCAGTTTAGATATTATAAATGTAGGAGACATACCGTCTGGTGGGCTTTCAGCGGTAGCGTTAATACAGATAGGAGAAGGGAGAGACCAGATATTTTTACCGAGGCTTGCAGCAAGGGGTTTTCTCAATCAGCAAATAGCAGACATGATGCTTCATCAGATAATATTAACTGGTGAATCATCTGTGCAGATTGGTACAAAAGGGAGAGCGAGGACTTTTCAGGTATCGCAACTTCAGGGGGAATATGAAGTAGAGTTCAGGTACTTTGTAAATTCTCCGAAAGTAGACATAGCGAGGTATCAGATAGCGCAATCTGCGATGGCATTAGGTATGAGCAAGCAAGATGTATGGAAAGATATTATCCAGCATCCAGAATATGAGGAAATATTAAAGAACAGTTCGAGGCAAGAAGCCGAACAACTTTCGCCGTTTGTCAAAGCGTTACGAATCATACGTGATTTATCAGAGAGCAATGATGATGATGACCAGTTAGCGGCAGATATACTTGCCGCTCAATATAATATAGATATCAACAACATACAACCGGGGATGATATCAGGGATGGCGCAGCAACAGCAGGGGCAAATAGGAGCCCCCAATCTTACGCCTTTACTGCAGGGTGCGGAACGGCCTAATTCAGCCAAGGAAGCCGCACAGCTTCAGAAGGTTCCACAGGGAGGCATGGTAAGAAGTGAATAGAAACGGTTACAAAGAGTTCAAGAAGAAACTGCGGGTGCAACTTCAGAGCATACAGCAACCTGTACAGCAACAGACTACACAACGTACGTTAAGGTCTTCACTTACTGAAATAGCAAGAACAAAGTCGAGAACACGACTAACACCGCCGAGGTTATAATTTGGCAAGAGCGATTAATTTAATATCAAGATTAAAAAGAAAGTCGCCGTATGATTTAGCGCAAGAGCTTTTATCTCCGTTTAAGACAGAAGAGGGGCTTTATGATGTAGGCAAGGCTTATGAGTCAGACATTGATAAAGATATACTCAAAACCATGTTTGGAGAAGAAGCAATAACAGGTTTTGAGACTGCCGAAGCGCAGATAGCCGAGCTTGAACCATATCGTATAGACGAAACGCATTTTGATGTTCTCAAGGCTTTAGAAAGTGGTGTATCACAGGATACGCTAAAGTCATTATTTGGCGAAGATGTAGTAAACCGTTTAACTCAACCGGTAGAGGCAGAGACGCCAGCTTTTTTACAGATACAAGAGCCACCGCCGGTAATTACTGAAGTACAAGAGTTTACGCCAGACGATGCACAGCGTTTAGCGCAACTGGAAGCAGACTACGTTACTAAGATGAGCGAAGAAGCTTATCAGATATACAACAATCTACCCAGTGATGCCGAGCGGTTACAGTATCTTGAACGTAGAGATTGGGAGCAAACAGTTTTACCTACACTTCCGCAGGAGTTAAGAGCATTATATGCCAATGTACCAGACGAAGAATTTAACGAGCTTCTGCATGTATGGCAGGTACAACAGCAAGAGAAAATAACTGAAATGATGTCGGAGTTATTCCCGTCATTGATTGGTGAGCAATCGGAAAACATGCGTACTGCCGCTGCTATGACATTCTTGCAGTATCTGCAAACTGATGAGAATACACAAAAGTTATTTTATGAGACGCTTAATACTATTGGGCGTAATGAAACGACAGAAAATCTGCTTGATACTATCATTCCGGGGATTACAGAGCGTGACAAGAAAATAATCTTTGGTGAAAATGTACTTCCGTTGAAAGCGCTTGTTCCGGGTACTTATGATATTACCGAACAGCCGTTTGAAGATTTAGTACAGTTTGGTAATGAAGACCCGGTAAACTTTCGTATTGCTTTCAGGTACGAAGGTCGCACGCCTGAAACAGAGCAGTTATTGAAAGAATTATATGGTGAAGACGTTGTCACAGAGGATTTCTTAAAGAAGTTTTTTGAGCAGACTACTGCTGATGCGTTTATACAAGGTGAGTGGGTTCCGGAGCCGTTAGAAGACTATTGGGACATGGCGATGCAGGGTATAGGGGATATTTACACAATGCTTGGTGGTGTAGCTGAAAGGTTTGGTGCAGATTCAATAGGTGAATCACTTCAGCGGGTAGGTTCATACGGTCAGTATTATGCAAGGGAAGTGGAAAAAGCTCCCTCTTATTCGCCGCAGTGGTTTGCGCAGAATATAGCACGTATGACACCGATGATGTTAGGTTTAATGGGTATTTCTTTAATAACTGGTGGTGCGGCATCTTCAGCGGTTGCCGCTGCTGGTGGTGGCGCATTTTTGCAATCAGCAGTTGGGGCGGTTGCTTCTGGTATAACTGCGTCTGCGGGCGAAGGGTTATTAGAAGCTGGAGATGCTTACAATGAAGCAATAAGTCGTGGTTTTACACAGGAAGAAGCTAACGCTGTATTTGATAAAGTCATGCTTGGGAACGTAGCTGGGCTATCAGTTTCTAATATTGCGCAGTATGCACTTACGTTCTTTGTGCCGGGTGGTAAGACTGCTGGTTTTATGGTCAAAGCGCTTACTTATGGTTTTGATGTTGCGAGTGAAGGTATTGAAGAAGCCGGGCAGTTAATGATACAACGTGCGGCATTAGGTGATGCGCAAGCGTTTGACGAAGAGATGTTACAGAATACCATTATGGGTATGGTAGCTGGTGCTGGTTTTGCGAGTATTGGTGCGGCCAACGAGGCAATAAAATCACGTATTGAAGAAAAAATGGAGCCAGACCAGTATAATAAAATACGCAAACGGATAACAGAACTAATAGGCCAAGGTATGTTACGTAAAGAAGCTGAAGCAAAAGCATGGGATGAGTTTGCTGAAACGCCGGAAGGTGATGCAATAATCAAAGAAACAGCGGAGGAAGTGTTCACACAGAACATAGATGAAATCAAGATAGACCATAAAGCTGAAATAGACAAAGCAATAATAGAGATAAGTAAAAGTCTTGAAATTACGCCAGAAGAGTTTCAACAAGCGCCAGTTGCCGATGTTCTTGCTGGCGAAGCAGATGTTGGCATACAGCAATCAATGTTACCAGAAGTTGCCGCTCAGGAAGTAAGGACGCCGGGGAAGGGCAAGATTACACAGGGAAAACTTGAAGACTTTGTAAAATACCAACAGGCGATGCAGTCCGATAAGGTAAACGAGTTTGTTAAGGAAAAGACTGCTAAAGAAGTAGAAACGCCGCCAGTGACTCCAGAAGTTAAAGAAGGTAAAAGTACTCGCATAGAGCAGATAAAGGCCATTCTAGCGCAACCTGGGCGTTCTCCGAAGGGCGAGAAAACAAAAGCCGAACTGAAAAAAGAACTTGCAAGACTTCAAGCGGAAGAGTTAGTCTCTAAGTTTACAAAAGAACAATTAGACTATGAAATAGAATTAGTAGATGCGCAATTACAGAAACGGTTTGCGCCATATAAAGGGAATATTGGTAGGTATGAAGCCAACCGTTATCCTGAATATAATGCGGCACAACTTGAGGAATACTACAATACGTTGATTGAAGCTCGTGGACAAAAGCCAAAGGCTGAAGTAGAAGCACCAGCTCCGCCTTCCCCACCTGCACCACCAGTAAAAGAAACTCGCCAGATGCCAGAGCCTCCACAGCGACCCCGTAAGATGGAAGACATAATTAAGAGTATTTCCGATGCTATAAGGGAAGCAAAGCCGGCAAGAAAAGAGACTGAACAACTTAAGCATAAGGAATTGCAGAAGCGAGCGGCAATATATGCATCAATACTTCAAAGTGGTGAGGGTTATAGAGCATTTGTTAAGGCTAAATCAGCATTAAAGGGTGCGCTACCGTCTGCCGATTTTATACTTGACCTTGAGGCATTCGGGATAACTGATGCCGATATACAGGCAATGTTTGATAAGATAAGAACTTCTGGCTTGAGACCGTTTGAAAAACTGAACACAGCCGATGCGCTTGATACGTTGTTAACTGGGATGATACCGACAAAAGGTCAGATAGACCTGCTTGAAAATATGTTTGGCGTAGACTTTGCAAAAGCGATTACAAGCAAATATCCAACCAGTAAGAAGATAGGTAGATTAGCACAGGAAGTCCTTAATATACCACGAACACTACAGACTATTGCAGACCTTTCCGCTACATTCCGGCAGGGTATCTTGCTGGCGTTTGGACAGCCAGTACAGTTTGCAAAAGCATTTATTAAAGAATTACAGGTGGTATTCAGTGAGAAAAACTACCAGAATCTTATTGACACACTGGATAACACTAGATATTCCGATAAAGCCGCCGAGCATAAATTGTATTTAGCCTACAAGTCTGGTGTTACCAGCGAAATAACAACACGTGAAGAAGCGTTTATGGGGCGTATACTTGAACGAGTCCCTGTATTAGGTTCTATTGTTAGAGCATCAGAGCGTGCTTTTAATGGATTTCTGGATACACTCAGGGCTGAAACATGGAATTACTATTGTCGCAAGTGGGAAGGTACTGGCAAGACCTGGGAAGACTATAATAAACTTGCCGACTTTATCAATCATGCTACTGGACGTGGAGACCTGGGAAAATTTGAAAGTGCTGGCGCATGGCTTAATGCCGCTTTCTTCTCTCCACGATGGGTAATAAGCAGAGTACAGGTACCGCTTGACATATTAACAACTACACCATCAGTACGAAAAGTAGCGGCTCGCAACCTTGTATCGTTCTTTGCCGCCGGTATGACTGCAATAGGTCTTGCTGCAATGGGTGGCGCTGAAACAGAAGATGACCCACGCAGTGCTGATTTCGGTAAAATTAAGATTGGCAATACCCGTATTGACTTTTGGGGTTCGTATCTTCCTTATATAAGATTCGTTGCGCAGGTGCTTACTGGAGAGCGGAAAAGTACAGCGAGCGGAAGCATTTATGAAGTAGATAGGCAGGAATTAGTCGATAATTTTAAAAGGTCTAAGATTGCTCCTGTCCCGGGCATGATTTGGGACGTGATGCAGGGGGAAACGTTTACAGGTGAAGAACTTACGGAAGAAAATGCTCTTGAGCTTATTATTGAACGACTTACACCTATATTCATACAAGATATAAAAGATGCATTTAATGATGCTGGGTTAAGTGCAGCCGCTGGTTATGGTGCGTTGGCGGTTCTAGGTGTTGGCATACAGACTTATGAAGATAACTGGAACACACTGAAAAACAATTTAGGGCTTCCTAAATACGATGTTATTATACCTTATACTGCAATAAAAGACCCGTACACCACGAAAGATTACTATTCAGATGTAGGCAGAATGATTGGTGATGCTACATCTGAAATGCTTAAAAACAAAAACACACCTGCGCTTGTAATCTCGGTTGCTGAAGCAAGAGACATAAATAAAAAGATTTCCATAATACCAAACATCAAAATAAAGTCTATAAATGCTGATGAGAAAAAGGGTGACACTTATGAGACTTATTATAACCAATGGCAAGAGCGGGCACAACTTGTTAAAGATGGTAAGGATGCGTTATTAGTTGTTAGAGAACTTGTAGATGGCGAATACAGGGATGTCGAATACAAGGGAGAAGAAGCAATTGCAAAGTATGACGAATTGAACCCATATGCTTACTACGGCAATATCAGTCAAAGCAACTATGTGTCACTTAAGTTGTACCATTCTCTTGAAGGTGATGAACAAGAAGCATATCTTGAAGCTCATCCTGAACTGAATATTAATCCTCGTCAACAGTGGCTTGAAGAACACCTATACGAGAACGCATTACTGGCAGTATGGGGACAAGCCAAGATTACCACCATGGAGGCGTACAACGAGTTTAAGAAACTCATAAAAGAACTTGATATACCGGATGCGGCTATACCGGAACAAACTTTACCGCCCGACGGAAGTGTAGAAAATTATTTTGCCAGAGAACAAGCAGTTGATGAATATGGCGCACAGAGTGCAGAAGCGCAACTTATACTACTTCAGGATGATGAATTGCGCAATTGGTACGGATACAGCATGCCGGAATATCCAGAACAATACTATGAGCTTAAAGTAAATAATAGAGAAGAACGTGAATACTGGGAAAAACTCAGTGATAGAAACAGTGATAAATACGTTGATGATTTAGACGAACGCCGTGAAGCTTTCTTTAACAAGTATCCAGACAGTACATACTTTGAAGATGAAGCAAGGTGTACTGCGCTTGCGGCAGGTTTTAATGAAACTGAAGTAGAATTATGGGCAGAGCGGTACCGATTGGTAGAAGAATACAGTCCTAATAGCGCAGAAGTTAAGGTATGGCTTATTGACCATCCAGATATACTCCAAAAAGCTATTGATGCTAATCTCATTAATCCTGATACAAAAGACTGGAATGAACCGGCGTTGAGAATAACGGTAAAATGGCGGAAACAGGATGATGAGTATGATGCTCTTTCTACAGAAGAAGAAAGAACTATGTATCTTGCGGAAAACGAAGATTACAGGAAAGCACGCAGAGAACGTGAAGCATGGACGGCGACAGGCAATAATGGCGAAGTATTTTCAGCCATACAAATTAAACAATATGTTGAATACTATGAATTACCGGAGCATGGTAAACGGCGTGAGCGTTATCTAGTTGAGAACCCCGCATTTGCTGATGCAATGCATATAATCAAAGGAATAGATATACCAGAGCCGGAAAAAGTACCATCAGTCCAATATGATGATATATATGACCAGTATTCCGAGCAATTCGACAAACTCAACGGATTAAGCGATAACAAATCTGAGTACTATATTGAAGACCCAGAGGAACGAGAAAAAGTACGAGAGGAATTAAGATACAATGAAGATGGCACGTTAACCGATTTTGGGCTTGCGGAGATACGCAGGAACGCATACGGCATGTGTATTCCAGATGAATATATAGATAGATATGTTGAATGGCGAAAGATACAGAAAGAAGGTGGCTATCTTGCTGAACTTCAATATCTGTATGACCATCCAGACTTTTATGAAACCATTTATCTTAAGTTTTTAGGTCTTAAGAAAGTTAACTTTGACAAACTCGAAGAACCAGAGAAGCCAGAAGAAACATATATTCCAGGCAATAAGCCACCCAATAAGCGTGAAGCTATCAATGAATTAATAGAGAGGTTAGAACGATGGAATGATTAACATTTAACAGCTATTCTTAAAGCCTCATGGAATATTTAACGTGGGGCTTTTTTGTAGGAAAGGAGATTACCAAATGACGGACGAAACCGTAGCACAGAACCGGGACACTTCCCAGAAAGGGGACACTTCCGGCGGCGAAGGGAGTACTTCAACCGAAACCATTACCAAAGCGCAAATGGACGAAGCGGTTAGAAAAGCTGCCAGCGACGCACTCGCCAAAGCCGGACGTGATGCAAAAGCACTTGCTGAACGAGAGGCAAAGCTCAAAGAGCAAGAAGCCAAGTACCAAGAATGGGAACGCAGACAACAAGAAGCCGAAGAAGAAAAGTACAGTAAAGACCCAGATGGTCTACGGCTCTTGAAGGAAAAGCGTGCCATAAAAGCAGAACGAGAAGAACTTGAAAGACTTCGCAAGGAACACGAGTCTGAAAAAGCAACTTATGCAGAACGCCTTGCAAAAGCCGAGGAGATGGAGCTGGAACTAACAGTCTGGAGAACGGCAACAGAAAAAGGTGTAGATGCTGAAAAGCTTAAGGCAAAGGCTGTTAAATTTGGGCTGAAAACACCAGAACAAATAACAGAGCTTGCAGAAACTATGGCTCCTACGACAGCTACGCAAAAACCGCCACTTCATTTTGATTCTGGCAAAGGTGCGGGAGGTAACTACCTATCCGGATTAAGTCCTGACGACAAAATCGCAACAGGGCTCGGAAAAATTAAAAGATAAGCCTTTATAGGAGGTAATACTACTATGGCAATGACACTTGTCGAAGCCGCAAAATACTCAAACGATGTTCTGCAAGCCGGTATAATCGAAAAACTCGTTTATGCCGACCCCATTCTTCAACGTCTACAGTTTAAGGAAATCCTCGGTAATGGATTGACATATGACGTTGAAAAAACAATGTCCGGGGCTTCATTCTATTCAGTTGGCGATGAATGGAACGAAAGCACTTCTGAAGTCGACCAGCATACCGCAACTCTTAAAATATTGGGTGGTGATGCTGACGTTGACGCTTTCCTGAAAGCCACACGCTCTAATGTCAATGACATTATGCAGGAGCAAATCAATGCCAAAATCAAAGCTGTCAACTACCTGTTCCATAAATCTTTCTGGTATGGGTATGTAAACAGTGAACCGAAATACTTTGATGGGATGCACTATCTGTTGCGTTCAAGCACAAGCCCATACAACAATACCGTTGCTGTTTCAACATCATCCGGGACACCTGCGGCACTTTCTCTTGAGAGATTAGAAAAAGCAATAGACCTGTGCAAAGATGGAGCTGACCTCGTTGTCATGACGAAAACAATGCGCCGGTCTATCAACAAGTACCTCAAGGGAGTAGGCGGAATTACCAGTGCTGAAATTCAGGGTAAGACGGTGCAGACGATTCTTGATGTTCCTGTTGCCGTTGACGATGTTCTGTCCGACAACGAATCATGCGACCTTAAGTATGGCACCAATGAAGCGGGTACTTCCGTATATGGGCACAACTACGCTGACGGTACTGCACTTGGAGACGATGATAAATCAACTTCCATCTTCATTATCAAGTTTGCGCCAGAAGCATGTTGCGGTCTCCAAAGCTCGCCCATCACTTACGACCCCATCGGCAAACTTGAAAAGAAAGATGCTGAACGTATTCGCATAAAGTGGTATGTCTCGCTTATGCTTCAGAAGATTATCACCTGTGCGAAGGTAACTGGTATTAGTCCCACTGGAACCGTAACCGCTTAAATTACGGCGAGGTAACTGCGATAGTGAAAAAACTTTAAGGAGGCCATAAATGGCTTATACAGATGTTAATGGTAAAATCATAACTCGTGTATTCGGAAAATTCAGGGGTACTGCTTATGTAGCGGTAGTGCCCGGAAACTTGCTTGCTCGTGATACTACAAATGAGGGGTGGATTCTTGCAGACCAATCAGACGGTATAGTGGCTGAAGCGGTAGCAGTTGAGACTATTGCCGCTGGTTCTGAAGGTTGGATGGGGCTTGCCTGTGAAATTAAAGCTCCCCCGACGGTTGGTACTGGTGGTGTTGTAACTGCTGGTACTCTCGCTGCAGCTGAAGATGTGTGCGACCCACTCTACCTTGCTGAAGATGGTGCCGCAAGTGATACAGAGGGTGCCACAACAAAACAGCAAGTGGGTTTCATCCTCTCTACCGAACGTGCTTTGTTAGTTCCAAACGTCGGGCTTACTGGGGAAAACATTACCGTCACTACGATTACTACTTCCGGAAATGGTACGATAGGCGGTACGCTGACTGTTGCTGGTGCGATAACAGCCAACGGTGGAGTTACACTCGGCACTGGCGATTTTGTGAGCGGCGCACCTACCAAAATGACGATAACAAGTAAAAACGCTAACGCTACACTCACAGCTGCTGAAGCTGGTGTTATTCTTGTTACTGCTGACGCTAAAACCATGACATTACCGGCAGCGGCCACTAATTCAGGATTGCGGTATATCATCAAGCATACTTCTGCAACACATGAGACTGGTACAACGGTAGATGGT